GATGTCGTAGCGCCAGTATTGAGGAGGCGTTCCCGTGCCGCCGATGAACGACACGCGGATCAGGCTGTCAAGGCTCCAAAACAGGCCAGAAGGCGCGTTTGAGCCGCCCCTGACGGGTAGCCCTTGGACAATCTTTCCAGAGGCCCCATCGACCGCGTTGGCGTCCGCAGAGACCCAGTCATTGGTATTTCCTGCCGAGCAGTTCTGGATCAGGCCGTTGTTGCCGTACACGAACAAGTACGGGTGCAGCGACACAACCCCGCCAGACACCGAGATGTTGTTGTTGAAGGTCAGCGTCACAGTACCAGAAGCCGTGGCAGTGTTGGAGATCACCAGCGTAGTCGTGGAGATGGACACCACCGTGGTGTTGGCGGGTATGCCCGTGCCAGTCACAGTTTGACCAGCGCCGATCAAGGTGTTTGACGCTGCCAAAGTCACCGTAGCGCTTAAATTTGTTGTTGTGCCAGAGGCGGTAAACACGCCAATTTGGCTCATGGTCAATGCAGTGATGTCGCCAATCAGCACTGGGGTGTTGTTGTCGTTTCCGATGGAGGCAAGGTTCTGTCCCGGATGCGCAACCAAGGACTGCAAGCCTGTTCCCGATACGTCATAAAAGCCATCAAACTGCCACAGGTTCAAATTAGACTGCGTAAAGTTGGACAAGGTAAAGTTACCCACGCCAGCACCTACGCCGTTGTTGTCAATGGTCAGAACTTGCAAGCCGTTGTTGTAGCCGCTGAAGATGGATGTAAAAGCGTTCTGAGCGTTTACCCAGATCCCGCGTGAGGGGCCAGTAAGCTGATCAGAAATTACCCTGTACCCGCCAATCTTGCGAGGACGATTGCGTTGAAACCTTACCCATAAACCATCGGTGTAAAAAGTCTTGTCGAAGACGGTTCCATCCCGCTGGATGCCCGGTTTTGTGTCAAGGGTAAAGACTTTTGCAACCATTAAAACGTGCCCCCTTGCACTCCGCCAGTGAAGTTGCCCGTGCCCGGTATGTTCAGCCCTGTAGCCGTTAACCCAAAAAGTTTGACGCCCAATATTGCAATACCAAACTCACCCGAGCTGGGGCGGTAGATACCTGTTGACGTTTCCGTTGCAAAGTTCAGCGATGGAGCGCCCACCGTGCCGTCCACCAAGGACACGTTCACCGCACCAGCAGCAATCGTAGAGGCGTTGAGCAAGTTGACCGAGTCGCACAACAAGATCACCTGCTGGCTTGCGGGGACGGTGGCCGTAGCGCCGCCTCCGCTCGTGGTGAAGGTGATCTGGTATCCCGGCCCACCACCGTTGGTCTGGTTGGTGATGTAGTACACCTGAATTGTTTGTGGCAACACTATAGTGACGTTGCCAGTCAGGGTTCCTGTGTACTTCTGGATTGTGTTTGCGGCCTCTGAAGCGGTCAGGGTGTAGCTTCCAGTCACCACAGCCTTGGTGAGTTGGGTAAAGTTGAACTCAGTGCTACGACCCAAGCCAACCGTGAAGAAGGCCGATCCAGAGCAGCAGATTACGCAAGAGTCGGCAGGCTGCAAAGCAATTGTTGACGCGCCGTTGATTAGGATGCCGCCAGCAGGGGCGATGGTCAAAGTACCAGTGCCGCCATTGCGCACCATCATGTACCAATCATTTCCTAGCGTAACGGCAGAGGTCAGGGTCAGCGTTCCAGAGCCTCCCGTCCAAACGTAGGTGGATGCGCGGTCAGTGTCAAGTGCTGTGTAACCAGACGCAAAGGTGTTGACCTCGTTTGCCGCGTTCAACGTGTTGGAAATGGCCTTGAGACCAAAGCCAGCAAGGGTTGCGGCATCGACGTTTGACGTACCAACACCAAAGGCTATGAGACCCCATGTGCCCGCCGTATTGGCGTTGGTGGTGAGGTAGATGTATTTGGCCTCACCGGGAGCGATTGTGACGATTGTGCCGCCAACGTAAGTTCTGACGGTGAAGGTGTAGGAGCCGATGTTGCGAAACAGCGCATCAATGCCAACAGACGCCTGATTTGCAGGCGGCATATCCAAAGTGAAAGAGTCCAGCGTAAACGTCAGGCCAGTCGTTGTGCCAGCCGTGGTTGCAACCGCAGCGCCACCCAAGGTGGCCGACAGCGTGAAGGTCGTCGTGCCGTTGGTGACAATGATGTAGTAGGTGTTGCCAGTGGTAATGCCGCCTGAAGTGCCCGTGGAAACTCCAGTTACAACGACTGCTTGACCAACAAACAAACTTGGGGTGGCTGTACAGGAACACTGGCCTGCTGTGCCCGTGACGGTGACGCCTGCCAACACAAGACCACTAGACAATGACGATACATCCATCACCCTAGCCGCTGCATTGTCTGTAACGCTGCCGTTAATAGGCCATGTCAATACCGAGTCAGCAGAAAGAACAATGCTCCGATATGAAACATCGGTAGGCTGGATAACTTGGCCTGTGAACGGACTTGTAAAGCTCATTATGAATCCCTCGCAATCGCCTGCCTATCAGCCAAGCGGTTTACATTTTCGTTTTGCAACAAAGAAATGATCTTGTCGTACTGGCCCTGCCACATCGGAATGCGCTCGTCATTCTTTAAGAAAGGCATTGCCTGCAACAAAGATCCGTACAGCAACGCTTGAGGCGCATACTGGGTGAACCAATTGGACTGGTTGGACGAGTCAAGGGGCTGGTTGCGCTCGTAGTACAAGACCTCGTAGTTGTACGCCGCCGCAGGAGTGGGGGCTACCAGCCAATGCTCGTAGTCGTAGTCGCAGAAGTACAGTGGAACGTCCGTTGAACTTGCGTTGGGCCAATACGAGCGAAGGTACTCGTAGGTGCGAAGGAGGACGGGCTGGCGCTTTCCAGAAACAGTCACGTTCATGGACACAGTCTTGCGCCAACGAGCGGGCTTGGCAATTGTGGTCTCACTTAGAACCATCGTGCTTTGAACCACCACCAAATTGCCGAGGAACTTGATCTCGGAGGCGATAATCTGCTCCGCCAGCATGATGAACTGGGGAATTTTTGCAATAGTGGCGGCGTCCGTCCGCTCCAAGTAGGACTGAACGTCTTCTACAAGGGAGTCATACGTCATTACCGAAGCGGTGGTCATACGTTCCTCTCAATTTTTACGCCAGCATTGAAGAAGCTGCCGTCTGCACATGGGCAACACGACTTAACCAGCCTTTTAGAAATTTTTGCTGGGTGGGGTTCTTCTCAGCTAGGCTATTGTAAAACGCTTCCTTCTGCTGGGCAAACTTTTGCAGGACATCTGTTGGGGTAGCCTTGGCTACCAAAGCCATCGTGCCGGGGCCGATAGCGCCATCAGGTGTAGCTCCCACGGATTGCTGGAGGAACTTGGCGGCTCTGGCGGGGCCAGCATTTACTGCAAAGTCAAAGACGGCGTAATCCACCCCTTGCGGCAGGTCATCGCCGCGCACCTTGTCCCAGTACATCTTTTTGTAGAACGGCTTTACGTCAGAGCGGGTCAAGGCTTTTATCTCACCCGGTTTAATTGGCCTATTTAGATAGGCACCCCAAGCGCCAATGGTGACGCCAAGGTTAGTTTCACCTCCAGAATCATCCTTGTCCCAGACATACCCACCCTCGGACTGAATAATCCGGTCAAAGGAGATATCAAAATTTGAGTTCATTTGGCCTCATCCGTTTCACCGTGAGAAAGTTTTACACCAGCCAACAGTCCGATAAAGCCGCCGACAATGGTTTGGAATGCAGGGCTAATCAGTTTGAAGATTTCTGCGTTGTCCACAAGGGGGTCAAACAAACCCGCCATCAGCACAGCCACCATACCGATGATGACCACGCAAAGGGTAAAGCTGACCATCAGGGTAACAAGAAAGGTAAGTTTTGCTTTCATTTCCTCACCCTATCGCTGATCTTCTCTAAGGTTCGACCACCGAAGTAAAAGCTCATCACCAGCATCCCCCACTGGCCGAGCAACTCTACATACGCGCCACGGGTTTCGTATTCGAAGATAGACGCAATGGCAAAACCAGAGTACGCCAGCAAGATGAATATCAACGTCATGGGACGGATGTTCTTTGACAGAAAAGAGTCAGACCCCATATCGGCCTGCATACGCTGAGTCAGGTTGTTTTGCTCAGTCTCGTACAGCTTGGTCTCATTAGCCATCTTAGCTAACTCACCGTCCTGCCCCATCTTGGCAAGTTCAAGTTGCGCCCTAGCCTTGGCCTCGGGGTCTGGAATCAGCCTGTCAATGAGTTTGCCGCCTATATCAAGCAGCGAGGATAAAGGGTCAAAAGCCATGTTTAATCTCCTTCACTTTGCCTTCTCCATTACTTTGGCCCG